AGATATTAAAGCCTTCGGCGGGTCAGAAGTTTATTCCCGGGTCACCCCCACCAAGTGCCGAGGCGCAACCAGTGTCCTCAGGGACTTGTACCTCAGTGGAACTGAGCCACCGTGGGACCTATCACCAACCCCCGTACCGACTCTGCCCGAAGACATCACCGCCGCTGTGAACGGGCTGGTCCAGTCGGAAGTGCAGTCCATGGAACAACAGGGGATGCAGATTACTGAGGCTATGGTTCGCGATCGTCTGAGCCAGTTGTATGAAGCTGCCCACATGGCCGCTGTTAAGAATTCTGTCGAAGAAGCCAAAGAATCCAGTCGTCAGCTCAATGATGTGTTGATTGAGGGCCGTTTTTACCAAGCGCTCAAAGAATTCCTTATCGACCTGCCGATTTTCCCTATCGCGTGCATCAAGGGCCCCACTGTCCGTCAGAAGACGAAAGTCCGCTGGAAGGATGGTAAGCCATCTCGGGAGACTTCCCCCAAGCTTTTCTGGGACCGGATCAGCCCTTTGGACTTGTATTTCACCCCCGATGCTTCGCATCTGGATGAGTCCTATGTCATTGAACACGTTAGGTATTCTCGGCAGGACCTGTACAATCTCATCGGAGTCCCGGGTTACAAGGAAGATGAAATTCGTTCTGTCCTTGCCGACTTTAAGGACAAGACCCAGTCGAGGTCGTGGCGAGATTGGTTTGACGAGGAAAGGGAATCCCTTGAGGACCGAGATCATTGGGAGTCCGCCCGTGGCCAGCTCATTGACGCTTTAGAGTGGCATGGCTGCATACAAGGACAGATGCTGCTGGACCATGGGTTCTCGGAAGATGATATTGATGACCCCGAAAAAGAATATATGGTTGATGCGTGGATAGTTGACCGCTACTGCATCAAGGCGCAGATCGCGCCAAGCCTGACGAACAGGCCGAACTACTTCATTTCCAGCTTCGAGAAAATTCCCGGCTCTATCTGGGGCTACGGCTTACCGGATATCCTTCAGGATATCACGTCCGTCTGTAACACGACCATGCGCAGTATTGTCAATAACCTGTCAATAGCTTCCGGGCCGCAGGTTGTTGTCAACCTCGACCGCTTGGCCCAGAGTGAGGATGCGAATACCTTATACCCGTGGAAACGCTGGCATGTGATTGATGACCCGCTGGGCAACAACGGGCCGGGGAACAAGCCGATCGATTTCTATCAGCCACAGAGCAACGTCGAGTCGTTGATGGCTGTGTACGAGAAATTCGCCAATATGGCTGACGAAGCATCTGCTCTCCCCAAGTACCTGACAGGATCAGGAGCAACAGGAGGTGCCGGCCGCACAGCTTCTGGCCTTGCTATGCTCATGGATAACGCATCTAAAGTAATGCAGAACGTCGCCGCCAATGTGGATGATGACGTCCTCACACCAGCGATTGAAGGGCTTTACGAGATGGTGATGATGAGTGACATCGGCCCGCAGCTGAAGGGCGATGAGACTATTGTTGTCAAGGGCGTGACAGTAGCCGTCCAGAAAGAAACAGATCGTATGCGCAAGCTTGAGTTCTTGCAGATGACCGCGAACCCGATGGATATGCAGATCATGGGTATCCCCGGCCGCGCAGCTGTGCTACAAGATGTAGCTGAAGAACTTGGTATGAAAGGGAAAAAGGTAGTACCATCGTCCGAAGAACTTCAGGAGAAGATGCAAGAGCAGGCGAAAGCCTCTCAAGCGGAAGCTGCTGCAAAGGCAGGTGGAGGCGCTCCCGGTGGAGCACCAAGCGCAGGTCGCGACCCCGCAATGGCTGCGAGGGAAGGACAGGAAAACGTAACCCGAGGAGTAACTCAATGAAAGCAGTAAATTCGAGCCTCGCCAAAAGGTATGGCAAACCCCTGTCTGCCAGCGAAGGCGAGCACACCAAGTCAAAGACAAAAGGTGGCGGCAAGAATGCGTCCATCATGTCGAACCCCAACACCAAGTCCGATCGCTGCGGTTATGGCGTCAACGGCGTGGGCAAGTAAGGAGAGCGGTATGTATGAGACCTACCCGAAAAATGGGAAGACCGGTTCTCGGAAGGTATTTAGTGGCGAGCAGTCCAAAGACGGATGGGACGACTCCAACACCGAGAAGCGTGACTACATGAAGTCCGGCACCAGTTCTGTTGTGTCGAAAGGCATGAGCTCTGAGAAGTTCAAGCAGGGCAAAGAAGCTCCGGGCAACACCAGCCGTCGTGAGTATCCGAAGTCTGGGCATAGCGCCAAGAAGTTCGGCAGCACTGTTTCTCAGGGGAGCTGACATGTTCACCACTTCACCGAAGAAGGGCAAGATGTCGAAACGTCCCGGCTCAGTACACCCAACGGGTGACCATAGCCCGTCGACCATGTACGGCGCAGCCGAGTTTGGTGGTGGCAAACCTGATAGCTCACGACGCTTTACGAATATCTATGGCAAGAACGCCAAGGCTCGTAGTGAAGTCGACCTTGAAAAAGGTGAGAACAGCCGTCGCACTGGCCGCATGTTCAACTGGATGAAAGGGGATAGCTATTGAAGCTTAACCAAGAAACTGCTGAAGCGTTAATGCGTCTCGCCCATAGCAAAGACTTTCAGGTCTTCGCGAACTGGATGGACGAGGTTCACGCTATTTATGTCAATGGTGCTGTCATGGGCCATGATGATAAAAACAGTACCGACGTATTACGTGGTCGTGCACAGGGACTCTCCATCATGAAACATGAGATGGAAAAAGCGCCCGACGTTGCCGGCCGAATTCATAAAATTAGCTAAGAGAGGAATACCCCATGGGGCTCCCAAAACAGATTCGCAATCAGATCAAGCAAAACGAAGAAATTGAAACCGCTATGCGGACAGCCAAAGCCGATACACAACGCATCGAGGACGGCGCTGCACAGGATGAGATTGACTCGCTGCTTGCAGAGGTAACTCAAGAGGAGAAGCCTAAAGCTGATGTGACTCTACTTCACCCCAAACCAGAAGGAGGTGATCCTGAGGTTTCGCCCGAGCCAGAAGCTAAGGTCGAGCGCACTGATTGGAAGCAGAAGTACTCTGTCCTGAAAGGCAAGTATGATGCAGAAGTACCTCGTTTATCACAGGACTTGCGTGATGCGAATTATCGTATCGACAAGCTTGAAGATAAAATAGCAGGTGCAGCAAGAGTTACAGCTCCTGCTCCGGAGAAACCACGAGCAGACTTTACGGCAGAGGAGATTGCCGACTATGGTGAAGACCTTCTGGACGTAATCGGCCGCAAAGCACGATCGATTGTTGAATCGGAATATCGGCCACAGATTGAGAAGTTGACTGGTGAGCTCGGAACCCTCAAGTCACAACTTGGGGAGACAGGGCAGCGAGTCGCAAAACAGGAAACAAATGAAGTATTCGCCCAGCTGGACCGTGAGGTACAAGACTGGCGTAAAGTAAATGTTGATCCATCGTTCCACGAGTGGCTGGATCAAGTAGACCCCTTCAGTGGGGAAACTCGCAAAGAACTAATGTTGAGAGCTTTCAACCGCAAAAACGCCCGTCAGGTAAAAGCTTTCTTCGACAGTTACGGAAAGGAAAACGCTACAGTAGTAGTCCCAAGTACAGCCGCTTCGCAACCCTCTGGGCAAGGGGGAACGAAATCCGAAGCGAGACTGAATTTGGATGATTACATAGCACCCGGTTCACCAAGAACTGGAGGCGACTCTGGCGCTCCTAAAGACAAACGTGTCTGGTCAAACTCTGAGATCGGTGCGTTCTACTCTGATATCCAGAAAGGACGTTACAAAAGCCGACCCGACGATAGAGCCAGAATTGAGGCAGATATTATTGCTGCCACCCGAGAAGGGCGCATTCGTTAATTTTTAGGAGTCATTTGTAATGGCATATCCAGTTCCCGGTACTACTACCGGTTCATGGACCGGCACGCTTCCAACACCAGCGTATTCCGGTACCTTCATTCCCGAACTTTGGTCTGGAAAGATCATTGAAAAGTTCTATGACGCAACTGTTTTGGCAGCAGTAGCTAATACGGACTATGAGGGCGAGATCACAGCATACGGCGACAAGGTTACGATCCGTACCAAGCCGTCGATCGCAATCAACGACTACACTGCTTACACGACTCTCACGACTGAGACGCCGTCTTCAGCAGTTGTCGAATTGCTTATCGACAAAGGTAAGTACTGGTCAACGGCGCTTGACGACGTTATGGATATTCAGTCTGACTTGGATCACTTCAGCCTCTGGGCCGACGATGCATCCGAACAGATGAAGATCGAAATCGATACGGACGTACTGGCTGCTATTCCAGCCGGCGTAGCAGCAACAAACCAAGGCGCAACTGCCGGTGCCCAGACGGGTACTTCGTTGAACCTCGGCGCTGCCGGTACTCCGTTTACGATTACTGCAGCCAATGCGATCGGCAAGATCATTGAGTGCGGCCAGATCCTTGATGAGAACAACATTCCGGAAACGGGGCGTTGGGTTATCATCCCGGCATGGCTCGCTGCAATGATTAAGCAGTCGGACATGAAAGACGCTTCCCTCACGGGTGATGGTGTTTCAATGCTCCGTAACGGTCGTCTTGGTATGATTGACAGGTTCACCCTGTATGCATCCAACCTCCTGCCTTACGGTGCGACGGACGATGCACACAGTATCCTGTTTGGTCATTCGCATGGTCTGACGTTTGCTTCACAGCTGACCAAGGTTGAGACGCTGCGTGCAGAAAGCACCTTCGGTACGATCCTGCGTGGTTTGCAGGTATTCGGCCATAAGGTTGTTGACGGCACCGCTCTCGGTATCCTTTACGCTACGAAGTAATTGTCAGTAGCCCTGACATGGGAGGGGGGTTGTCCCCCTCCCTTTTTGACTGGAAGATACTATGGCGCGTTATTTGAGATCATTGGCTACAGGAGTTGTCTTGCCCTACGTGGCGGCGACAGTGAAATCGGCTCAAGTTGTTGAGCTGACTGCTTCTGAAGTTGAGGCTTATGAAGCCTCTATCGGCAAGGGGCCGGCGAAAGCTGCTGCTCCGCCTCCGCCTCCTGTAGTTGAGGAGGTTGTTGAGCCTGAAATTGGCGAAACAATTATTGAGGACTTCGACCCCGAACTAGAAGGGGTTCTCGGAGCTCTTGAGGAAGACTGATGCCGAAGTCCATCGATGATGCGCTTACCGATGCCAGAGTCATTTTGAATGACACTGCGGGTGACCGTTACACCGATGCTGATTTGATTTCAGATTTGAATAGTGCGATTTCAATGACGAAGATGCTCCGACCGGACGTCTTCCAATTGGGAGAAGTACTGCCGGAATTCACAGTGGCGGACCTTGGACAAGTGCCCGCCACTGCATTCCCACTGCCATCAATTTTCTATCAGAGCTTTGTTTATTACTTAGCTGGCAATGCCGAGCTGCGTGATGACGAGTTTGCTGTCGATAACAGGGCAATGACTTTACTATCAGCGTATCGGAGAAATTTGACGGGTAATCTTTAGCAGGAGTAAGAAATGCCGCAGAGTGGCTTTGAAGATGGGTTCGCAGTAACCACTAGTGGCTCGCTTGATACTTGGGTTAAGGAAATCCATGCTAAAGTTCCGGGCGCTGTTGAAGGGTACATTTATGACCAATTGAAGCTGGTCATAAAGGATTTCTTTCAGCGCACGAAAACGTGGCGTTCGTTTATTGGTCCGTTGACTGCTTCCGCTAATGACGGAACGATATGCCTCAATCCTGTTGATGCATATTCCAACGTTACTCTTGTCATGGCTGTTACCCGCAATGGTAGCCCTCTGTCTCTAACAGACATGCGGGGTTTGTCTCGTTTGATATCGAACGAGAACGACAACATCACACCATCCAGATTCTATTTGGAACCGTACCACACGATCAAATTGTGGCCGGTTCCTACTGTAGACATAGAAAATATCTATGTGACTGCTGCACTCACCCCTCGCTTACGTGCCGACAACCGTATTGCTGAGTGGATTGTTGATCAGCACTACGAAGCCATCAAGGCAGGTACGCTTGAGAGGCTCTATCAGGAACCCGACAAGTTCTATTCCAACTCAGCAAGCGCTGAATTCTGGGGTAAGCGTTACCGTGCCGAAATGGTTCGTTCTCGTACTGTCGCTTCACAGGGCTACGGGGAGTCGCCGCAGCCTTGGGGGTTCCCAAGTTGGAACATGTAAATGCCTACTCCTGCTTACATAGATACGGGGCTGTACCTTCCGTTGGGAGGGGTCAATGGCTTTGAACTCAACGGCTATGCAGTCAACGGCGTCGGCTATGTCGAGTCTCCATTCGCAGGGAGTGCGTTTGATCTCGACCCCTACCGCTCCATTCTTAAAGGTGAGTCTCAACAGAATTCCTTGGCAGCCTTATATCCGTCGTTTCTTCCAACTGAACCTGATTTCTCTGTTCAGGTTTCTGCAGAGGAAGCGTCACTACTATGGGCTGCTCGTTGCGAGGCTGAGGTGGACCGTGAGAGAAACGTATCGGAACTTACAGCTCAGGAAGTATCGTTGGGGCTTGAAGTTTCAGACGTTTCTATGGTCCCTGCCGAATACCGCACAGCGTATGTGGTGGCGGATAACCCTGCCATACTCGGGGGTGTTGGGGCGGGTTCGAGCGTGGACGAACTACCGCCAAGTGAGGAGCCGGATACTGTCGATGTCTCGGTTGTC